GATCCTATTACCCACACGTCCCTTTAAACGACTCGACGACGATAGTGGTCGCATAGCGTTATGTACACTGGGATCTATCAACTGGGGATCGTTCCGAAATCCAGAGGACATGCGTAGAGCCTGTAGGGTTCTACAGCGTAGCCTGTGTAACATCCTTGACTACCAAGACTTCTTGTCGATACAGAGCAAACTCAGTAACGATGAGATACAGCCATTAGGCATTGGAGTTACAAATCTAGCCTACTGGCACGCCAAACGTAGTTTACGTTATGGAGAAAAAGATGCTCTACAAGAAGTTAAAACATGGATGGAGCATCAGGCCTATTACCTAACAGAAGCAACAGTTGAGCTGGCCAAAGAAAGAGGTGCTTGTCAGCATAGCTCACATACCCGATACGGCCAAGGCACATTCCCTTGGGAGTCACGTGCCCACGGAGTCAACGAGTTAGCCGACTTTACTCCTGAACTTGATTGGGAGATATTACGCAAGGAGATGAAAGAACATGGAGTACGAAATGCCACTCTTATGGCTATTGCTCCTGTGGAGTCAAGCTCTGTTGTTATTAACAGTACTAACGGTATTGAATTGCCTATGAGTTTGATCTCTACTAAAGAAAGCAAAGCCGGTTCCTTTACACAAGTAGTACCTGAATACCAAAGGTTGAAAAACAAATATCAATTGATGTGGGAACAGAAAGACTGTGATGGTTATATTAAAACCGCAGCAGTATTAGCTGCTTATGTTGATCAATCAATTAGTACAAACACATTCTATAATCCAGCACACTTTGCGGATCGTAAAGTTCCAACTACATTGATTGCTAAGAACCTAATGCAGGCTCATATGTGGGGATTGAAAACATTCTACTACAGCCTAATCAATAAGGCAGGTGCTAAAGCAGTAGCAGAAGAATTACCGCCACAACCAGGACAAGCAACAGAAGAATTTATTGAAGAGGACTGCGAAAGCTGTAAACTATAATGTTAGAAACTTGCTGCGATATTTTAGTAGACGCTTATAAGCGTAATTGGATCACCAGTAGAGATGGTAACATCAGTATTCGTCACCACGATCGTGATCATTTTTATGTTACCCCTAGTGGTGTACGTAAACAAAACATGCAGCCAGAAATGTTTAAAAAAATTAAAATCTGGAAAACAATTAACAGCGGAGTAGGTACTGGTGTTTTTAATTATAACTGGGAAGTTATTGAACAAACTGACCTAAGTGGCAATCTTGAACCCAGCGGCGAGATGCCTTTACACTTTGGCCTACAAAAAGAATTAGGTCAGCACAAAGACGATGTCCGTGTTGTAGTACACGTTCATCCTACGTATTGTGTAGCCGCAATGCATGCTGGAATTGATTTAAGTACCGTAGTAAATGATTTTCCAGAACTCAGCAGATATACCAAGGTAGCACCTAATGTTGGCGATGTACCTCCTATTAGTCAAGAACTAGGTGACCAGTGCCATCGTAATTTAAAGTTAGATAAAGACGGAAATATTGCCTACGACATTGTAGGTATCAAAGGTCATGGAGTAGTTGCTATCGATAGTACTCCGTGGCGAGCATACGAACATATAGAAAGATTAGAACACATTTGCAAGATAGTTCTTGCTTCAGGAAAATACAAATGAGCAAACAACAATACAATCTACACATAAAGACAGATTACTTACATCGCAAGATGTTCCTAGATCCAGCCGGCCCTGTAACTGTTCAGAGATTTGAAGAAGTAAAATATAATAAAATTTCTGATTTTGAAAAAACAGCACGTGGCTTTTATTGGGTGCCGGAAGAAATTAGTCTAAGCAAAGATGCCAACGACTTTAAAGATGCCAGTGATGCTGTCAAACATATCTTCACTAGTAACTTGTTACGTCAAACAGCACTAGATAGTTTACAAGGGCGTGGGCCTAGTCAAGTGTTTGCTCCAGTAGTCAGCTTACCTGAAATCGAAGCATTAATCTACAACTGGACATTCTTTGAAACTAATATTCACAGTCGTAGTTACAGTCACATTATCCGTAACATTTATAATGTGCCTAAAGAAGTGTTTAACACCATTCACGACACTAAAGAAATTGTAGATATGGCGTCAAGTGTTGGCAGTTACTATGACCAACTACATCTTATTAATTGTCGCAAAGAGCTAGGCGAAAAAATCACCGAAGAAGAACATATCAAGGCTATTTGGATGGCCTTACACGCAAGTTACGCATTAGAAGCGTTCCGCTTTATGGTATCATTTGCCACAAGCCTAGCAATGGTAGAAAACAAGATCTTTATTGGCAACGGCAACATTATTAGCCTAATCTTACAAGACGAATTATTACACAAGGGTTGGACTGCGTTTTTGATTAATCAGGTAATCAAAGAAGATCCAAGATTCGCTAAAGCTAAACAAGAATGCGAACAAGAAGTATATAATCTATACATGGATGTTATACGCGAAGAAAAAGAATGGGCTGACTATTTGTTTAAGAAAGGTCCTGTGATTGGTTTGAACGCTGCCATTCTCAAAGACTTTGTTGACTATACCGCTGTTAATGCTCTCAAAGAGGTCGGTATCAAATATCATTCTCCTGCTCCAAAAACTACACCAATACCGTGGTTCAATAAACACAGCGATACCAGCAAAAAACAAACTGCGTTACAAGAAAACGAATCAACCAACTATGTAATCGGAGTCATGAGTGACAAAATTGATTACGAAGAATTACCAACAATTTAAGGAAATTTTATGAAAGCTATTGTATGGAGTAAGTACAACTGCCCCTACTGCGATCAAGCCAAGGCATTGTTAACAGCAAAGGGTATCCAATTTGAAGAGAAGAAAATTGGCGACGGATTCACTAAAGAAGATTTGCTAGAAGCTGTACCAACAGCAAGGACTGTGCCACAGATTTTTCTAGGAGAAGAGTTAGTGGGCGGATTTACAGAACTAAAGAAAAGGTTAACAAATGCTAATTGATAAAGGTGTTACGGCAGGTGAAGTAATAACATTAAAACTTACCAGCGGCGAAGAAATCGTAGCTACTTTGGTAGAAGAAACAGCTACTTATTATAAGTTAAAACGACCTATGGTTTTAGGCATGGGACAACAAGGCCCAGGACTAATGCCCTATCTGTTTACCGTTAATCCAGACAAAGAAATCAAACTGTTAAAAAACACAGTAGTAATGGCAGAAGCCACTGATAAATCATTTGCTGATCAATTCATTCAAAGTACCACCGGAATCAAACTGGTGTAAATAATAGTAAGATTTAGGAGAAATAGATGGGAGAAAGACTTACAACCACGATGGGGGCCACAGGCGGAGCGGGTACATTCACCGTTGTTGATTATACTAATGACCTTAATACACTTTTTACCAAGATGGATCAATTGACAAATGCAGTTACCTATCTAGATGATACCATTGAACAATGTTTTGGAGCGACATCAGTACCTAACAGCATAAATTCTGTTGCTAAGGCTACTGCCGATAACTTAAAAGCCATTAATGGTTTACTAAAAGACATAGATAAAAAAATGGTTGATCAAACTGGAGCAGGACTCCAACAGATTTCTAACCATTTAAGTGGCGTTGCTTCAACATTGAATACCGGTGTTGCTACGCAGTTTATTCTTACAGCTGACCAGATGAAGAAAAATGCTTTTGATAAAGCTGCAACGCAGGCAGCACTAAAAAGAAATAACCTTCCAGAAGTTACTGTATCTAACGCTGATTTTATAACTACATTAGAATCAGTATTACAAGACGCAGGTAACGTTGCTGCTCAAGCTTCAGCTACTGGATTTGTAACAACACAGGCCAATAGAGCTATTACTGCTGCCACTGATTTTATCACTGGTTTAGATCTTAAGCCGGGTGAAATATTTAATAGATTTAAATCAGCATTTGTAGCACGTTCTGCAGATAAAGAAGGTACAGTAGTTCAAAGTGAAGCGACAGTACTTAGGGCCCAATCAGATACTAGGTACACTTAATTATGACTGGTAAAGCCGCAGCTAGAATACAAAACGACGCAGCAGAATCTGTACTGGTTTCTGGTTCATTAGACGTCATTATGGACTTCAATGGAATAGCCTTTGAAGGTTCTATCACAGCGTTTGGGAATGCTGTAGTAACTTCTTCTCGTAGCGTACTAGTCAACGGTAAAGGCATAGCTAGAGAATCCGATCTTACAGCACAAGGTCCTGCTATACAGACAGGATTTCAAGACGTTTGCGTAGGTGATTAATGAAAAAATTATTTTGGAACATATTAGGTTTCCTAAGTCTAGGAATGGCCTACATTGGAGTTATAACTCCTGGCATACCCTATAGTCCTTTTGTGGTGTTTGCCGCATACTGTTTTAGCAAAGGCAGCGAACGTATGCATAGATGGATTTATAATCATCCGCTGTTTGGCCCATTCTTGACTAACTGGAATACCAAACGTGTATTCCCAACTAAGATGAAATTTTTTATGATAGCTATGATGTCAACTAGCCTAATTATTATGTACTTCACAGGTGTTAAACTTATAGGTATATTCAGTACAGCAGTATTCATGGCACTGGTAGCTACATGGGCTTGGAGATTTCCAGGCAGCGTAGAAGAGCATCAACGTAGATTAGACAGCGGAGAAAAGGTAGGTTGGTTCAGATGACCTACAAAATGCACAATCTGTTTCCTATTCCGTTGTATCAGACTTCAATCAAAGGACCTGATCCGATAATAGAAAAGATATTGATCAATTCAGAGTTTAGTAACTTCAATGATTCTGACCCTACACACTTAGAAACACCTAAAAGACATTTGTTAGATCAACCACAATTTGCCAATCTTAAAAAACAGATACAAGAAAAAGTCGATGAATATGTCTACGAGGTGTTGGGCGTGACTAGAAAACAACAGTGGCTAATAACCACTAGTTGG